AGGCAGCATGAAAGGCTTATCTGTGAAGATGAAAAGATAGTTTTAATGGTTAAGTGTAATAAGCATTAAAATCAACCAGATAGACAATTAACAATATTTAGGCAATAATAGTGCCAACAATATTCGATAGATGGTGTCTATAGCTTGTGGCAACGAATAAAAGAAGAAGCAAATCAAAAGATTATCCAACAACTGACAAAGTGAAAGCTCGCTATGATGCTTTCTGTATGGCTTATCATCAAAATGGCGGCAATGGGCAAAAGGCTGCAGAAGAGGCAGGATATAAAGCAACCAACGCAAGACAAACGGCTTCTCAGCTTTTAACTTTACCTTACATAAAGGAAAAGCTTGAATCTTTGCGCAGCGAGGTTAAAGAAGCTTACTCTGTATCCATTGAAAAGCGCTTACGAATATTAGAAAAAGTTACCGATATGGGATTTAGAGAACAATTTGACCAGCATGGGAATGCAAAGTCTGAAAACCTAAATGCTGTCGTGGCTGCTGTAAAAGAATTAAATGCTATGTGTGGCATAGATGAGGAGAAAGAAGAGGCTAAATCACTTAATATAAGCTTTAGTGTTTCTGATGCTGTAAGCGAGATAAAAGTAACAAATGCTACAGCTTAGCGCACCTCAAAACATTTTTTTAAATGGACTAAATAACAAGTTTAATGCCTATGTAGGCGGCTTCGGATCAGGAAAGACCTTTGTGGGGTGTTTGGACCTCCTAATATTTGCGTCAAGAAACCCAAAAACTGTTCAAGGTTATTTCGGGCCTACATATCCAAGCATAAGGGATATATTTTTTCCAACCTTTCAAGAAGCTGCTGAATTAATGGGCTTTAGGTGTGAGACAAGAGAGGCGAACAAGGAAGTTCATATATACAGGGGTAGGGTTTATTATGGAACTATCATTTGCAGGTCAATGGATAAGCCGAACTCAATTGTAGGTTTTAAAATATCTAGGGCGTTGGTTGATGAGATTGACACGCTGCCTAAAAAGAAAGCTGAGCAGGCATGGCAAAAAATAATAGCTAGGCTAAGGCTCAAAATTGACGGGGTTGTTAATGGCGTGGGTGTAACTACAACGCCAGAGGGCTTTATGTTTGTTTATGAAAAGTTTGCAAAAAGCCCTAGCGAGTCCTATTCAATGGTCCAAGCCTCAACTTATGAGAATGAAAAGTTTTTGCCTGATGATTACATTAGCTCACTATATGAGTCATACCCCGAAAACTTAATTGAAGCATATATTCAAGGCGAGTTTGTTAATTTAAGCTCTGGCACTGTTTATGTCCAGTTTGATAGAAAGCTGAATCACTGTGATGACATTATTCAAGGCCGTGAACCTTTGTCTATTGGCATGGATTTTAATGTTGCTAATATGAGTGCAGTTATTCATGTAAAAAGAGAGAATGAGCCAAGGGCTGTTGATGAGATAATAGGCGCTTATGATACACCCGATATTATTAGAATAATAAAAGAGAGATACCCAGATAATCATATTTGTATATACCCTGATGCTTCAGGCAGCTCAAGAAAAACAGTTAACGCAAGCGAGACAGATATATCGTTGCTAAATTCTGCAGGATTTACCGTTTACAATGAAAATGTTAATCCAGCGGTAAAAGATAGAATTAATGCTGTTAACGCTGCTTTGTGTAACGGGAAAAAGAAAAGAACCTATAAAGTTAATACTGCTAAATGCCCAGTAACAACAGAAAACCTAGAACAGCAAATATATAATGAAAGAGGGGAGCCGGACAAAACACAAGGCAAGGATCATACCAACGATGCGCTAGGCTATTTTATTGCGTTTGAATACCCTATAATAAAGCAAGTTTCAAGCTTAAATGTAAACTGGATAATGTGATGAATGTAGATTTTATAAGTGATGAATACACAGAGCATGAGCCAATATGGCAAACAATAAGGGATTGTGTGGCCGGTGAAAAGGCTATAAAAGATAGGGATAAAGCATACTCATCATCGATAAAATCAAATAATCTTATTCCCGATGGGCATTTATTTTGTTCGCCAATCTACTTGCCTATGCCCAACCCAACAGATACAAGCAGTAGGAATATGGCTAGATATGCCCAATATCTTCAGAGAGCTTCTTTTGTTGGCTACACTGGGCGAACGCTTAACGGCATGATGGGCATGGTTTTTAGAACAGAGCCTAAAATTGAGCTTCCAGCAGAAATGCAGTATTTAATAGCCAATGCAGATGGAACAGAGGTCGGCTTAGCTCAGCAATCAGAAGAGGTTGCGCGTGATGTTGGCTCTATAGGTAGGGCCGGCCTATATACTGACTATCCAAAAACAAATGGGCAAGTGACAAGGGCTGATGTTGAGCGGGCTGGAATGAGGGCGACAATAAACTTTTATTCTGCTGAGTGCATTTTAGATTGGGATTGCAAAAGGTTTGGCGCTGTAACCAAGTTGATCTATGTAAAGCTAAAAGAAGAGGTCTGTGAAAGGAACTCTGATTATGACCTAGAAAAGAAAACACAGTATAGATGCTTAAGATTATCTGATGAGCAAGTTTATTATGTTGAGGTTTATGATGATTCAGGAGAAATGATAGAAAGCTTTGAGCCGAAAACGGGGGGTAACAGACCTTTTAACCACATTCCTTTTCAGTTTGTTGGTGCTGCAAACAATAGACCATCAATAGATGATGCGCCTTTGCAAGAAATAGCAGACGTTAATATCAAGCATTACAGGAACAGCGCTGATTATGAAGAGTCTAGCTTTATTGTAGGCCAACCAACTTTGTTTATGTCAGGAATGAATGAAGGATGGATGGAAAAGTTTTACAGTGATGGCGTTCCATTTGGCTCAAGGGCTGGGCTAGCTGGACCAACAGGATCAAGCGCTCAGCTTTTGCAGGCACAAGCAAACTCAATGCCAATGGAGGGCATGAAGCACAAAGAAGAACAAATGATAGCTTTGGGCGCTAGAGTTGTATCAAGTGGGGGCCAAGCTGAGACAGCAGAGGCGGCCCGTATAAAGCATGAGGCAGATACTAGCTCTTTATCTGTTGGCGTTAGGAATATAAACAGCGCATATTCTAAGGCCCTTAATGATGTTGCATTATTTACCTATCAAGGGAATATCCCAGAAGATATTGTTTTTGAGCTTAATACTCAGTTGGTTGATATGACATTAACGCCAGAGCAGGCCGAAGGATTAGTTAGGGTTTGGCAGTCAGGCGCAATAGATAAGGATGTGCTTGATTCTAAGTTGAAAAAAGGCGGCATTATCTATGAACAGAAGGACCTAGAAGAAATGAACGGCAACATCGACAATGAAACTCAGGGGCTAAACCTAAATGGCGGAAACTTCACCAACTCTGACGAATGACGCAATAAGGCGGCAAGTTTTATTAGAGGGCGTTAAGGAGGACATCCATGAAAAATTCCTGCCTTTTTTGCGGAAAATGGATAGAGATATACGCCTTAGACTCTCAGAAGAGGGTGAAACTATAGAAAGTAAGCGCAGGCTTAGAGTTCTATTGTCAGATATTAATGCAATCCAAGATGATATTTATAATGGTGATAATGGCTACTTACAACAGCTAGAGCTTAACTTGAATGATGTTGCTATCACTCAGTCTGAGTTAGAGATAGATGCGCTACAGGCAACCGTAAGCGACTTTGAAGCAATCAAGCCTAGCGAAAATCAGCTAATAGCGGCATATAGAAACGAGCCTTTATCTGTTCGTGGTAAATCTCAAGGCATGACGCTGCAACCTTTTTTAAGGCAATACACGCAAAGCCAAAGGGCGCTAATAACTGGCTCAATATCACAGGGTTTTGCTGAAGGTAAGACAATTTCACAAATAACAAGAGATATAAGAGGCACATCAGGCCAAAGGTTTAGAGATGGCCAATTATCAGCGATTAATAGAAATAATAGAATAATGGTGAGGACTGCAGTTCAGAATGCAGGCGAACAGGGCCGGCAAAGGACTTGGGATAGCAACAAAGACATTATAAAGGGTGTCAAGTGGGTTTCTACTTTAGACAGCAGGACAACAACTGTATGCAGGTCGCTAGATGGTCAAGAGTTTAAGCTAGACAAAGGCCCTAGACCTCCAGTTCATTATGGCTGCAGGTCAACAGTCACACCAATACTATCAAGCAAGTTTGATTTTTTAGACAAGGGCGCAAAGAGGCCGGAAAACGGTGCTGACGGGGCCGGACAAGTAAGCACTAAGACAACCTATTACAGCTGGCTAAAAACTCAGCCGGCTAGCTTTCAAGATGAAATTATAGGTCCAACAAGAGGTAAGCTTTTAAGAAATGGCGGCTTAACGTCTGATGAGTTTTCTAGGCTGTCATTAAATACAAATTTTAAGCCCAGAACTCTTGAGCAAATGAAAAAAGAAGCGCCACAAGCATTTAAAGATGCAAACTTGGCATAAATTTGGCATAAGCCAAAAAACGGTTTACAATTAACTTTAAATAAACTAAAGGAGAGCAATATGTTAGATTTCGATGGTGTCGAACTATCTGACGAGGTAAAACAGAGCCTTGTCAAGCAAGTTGAAGAAAAAACTGCCTGCATGGTATCAAAAGAAGATTTTGAGGCTGTAAAGGCTAAGGCCGACGAGCTTTTAACTGAGGCAAAGAAAGCCAAAGAGCAAAAGCGTATAGAAAAAGAAGAAAAAGAAATGTTAAAGCAAGAGGCTGCAGCTAAAAACGGTGATGTAGAGTCATTGCAGGCCGTAATAGAGCGGCAAAAACAAGAAATGGCAGATTATAAAGCTTCTATTTCTAAGAAAGAGGAGACAAATTCTATAAAAGCTGTGGTCAATCATTTCTTGTCTGAGAATGTTGTTGCAGACCCAGCAGCAAGGCTTTACATGGAAAATAAATTATCTGCAAGGCTTGGATATAAAGAAGGTCAAGTTATGCCAGTTAATGAAGATGGTTCGCTCTCGGGCGTTACCTTGAGCGAGCTAGTGCAAAGTTTGGTTGGTGATCAATCTAATGCGCCTTATATGCTTGCAAGCAAGGCTACTGGCGGTGGTGCTGCTGGAAGTCAACAGAGCAACGGTGGTGCTGTTGATCTATCTAAACTCAATAAAACTGAACTTTCAATCTACGCCCGCGAGAATCCTGTGAAATATCAGGAATGGCAGGCTAAACAGCATTAAGGGGATTAACCTATGGCTACTGTACAAATTTCGGATATTTATAATCCATTAACTTTTGCTTCATTCGTAGATGAAGCACAAATAGAGCTAAATAACTTTATTCGATCTGGGGTGATGCTACAAAGCCCGCTTATTGATAGAATGGCAACACAGGGAGGAAATGAAGGTGAGCTTACTGGATTTAAGCCTTTGGGAACTGATGAGCCGAACTATTCAAATGATGACCCTAGCGATAACTCAGTGCCTAAAAACACAACAAAATACACTCAGCGATGGCGCTTAGCGTCTCAAAATCAAAGCTGGTCAACTATGGATATAGCCGCAGAACTTGCAGAGAAGGACCCTGTAGCTGCTATTACAAGCAAGATTGGCCAATATTGGGCGACCAACAACGAACGCCGACTTATTCAGTCTGCTATGGGCGTGTTGGCGGATAATGTGGCTAATTATAATGGTGATATGGTGGTTAATATTGCAACTGATGATGCGGGCGCTGTAACCCCTGATGAAACTATCAGCGGTAATTCTGTTTTGGATACATTGCAGACTGCAGGTGATCACAAGATGAACTATTCAGCGGTTGCCATGCACTCTGTTGTTTACACTTCATTGCAAAAGCAGAATCTTATAGATTTTATTCCTAATTCGAGGGGTGAGATTGTGATTCCTACTTATATGGGATTAACTGTCGTTGTTGATGATTCCTTGCCGGCTATTGCTGGAGTTAATAGGGTTACTTATACAAGTGTATTTTTTGGGCAAGGTGCCTTTGCTAGCGGTCAAGGTCGAGTTAAAAATGCCTCTGAAATGGACAGAGAGCCATCAGCAGGCAATGGAGGCGGTGAAGAAATTATCTATTCTCGTCGATCTGATATTATACACCCACTAGGAACCACATTCCTTTCAGGTAGCGTTTCTGGGCAATCTCCTACTCAATCAGAGCTTGCGCTAGCTACTAACTGGAACCGAGTTTGGGAGCGTAAGAATATTAATATGGCATTCTTGCAAACTAATGCTTAATTAAAAACTTTCTATAAGGGGCGCTTATGCCCCTTTTTTATATGGGGAAATTATCATGGCTAAACCATTGTCAACTGAAGAGCATAACTCAAAAGTAAATGAGAAAATTAAAGGCTATAAATCAAAAATTGAAGAACTGGAAAAAACCCTGAAGGAGGTTTCGCCTGTTAAGCAGGCCACTCTTGCTGAGTGTAACGCAATGTCAAGGGTGAAATTGAAACCTAAAGCCGCTACTGTTAAACTTAAAGCACCACAGCCACAATTACAAACAAGCATCCAAGATAACACTGCGCAATAAGAGGCATAAGCCGTGAGCATATTAATACCTCGAAGTATAAGGCGTAACCCAGTATCCACGGCTGTATGGCTTGCCTCAAAAAGAAGAGACAAGCTAAGGAGTGGAGGAGGCAAAAAAACTACTTACTTAAACCTAATCGACTTCTCAGGCAAAGGCGCTAGCGATTACGGCTATAACAGCTTTGAGCAAATACCTTTTTTACCTTTCGAGGGTTCCGATTCTGCCGGCCTTGATGTATTTCAGATAGACTCTGCAAAACAGTCAATATTAAAAGACATTAAAACCTATGCTGTAACCGGCACTGATACCTCGAATCCCAACCAGCTTGCCGTAAATGGGCA